TTAGCGAAAATCATCAAAAAAGAAGATTGTATGCGATGATTGTATTTTATTGTTGTAATTTATTTTCACATTATGTAAAATCAATTCAAATTCTATGTTAAAAATATGTAAAAATATAAAAATAAATATATATTTAAATCTTTTTTTCTTTTTACTGCCATGACTTTCCTTAATATACAAAAATTTGATAAAAAAACGTTCTGAAAATTCCATATTTTCTTGACTTTTCTCCTTTTTAGAGCAATAGATACAATGTGAAAAGGAGGCTCTAATATGGATGATAAATATTACGCTAACGAAACAGATTTTCGATTTGCAGAATGTGTATTTTACCACATGGCAGAAGACAAAATTATTACTTTCGATGAATACGAAAAGCTTCGTGACAGGCTTTTGGATATCTACACTTCTCCTGTCAGTGAGTTGGAAAGAGGTTTATCATGGAAAACAAGAAAATCACTAAAATAATCAAAGAACCATTATCAAATGAGATTGAAAAAAAATTGTTAAAAAACAAAAAAGCTGCGGCCTATGCCAGGGTATCCAGCAGTTCGGCCGAACAGAGGACAAGCCTTGACACACAGGTAAAATACTATAAAGCACTAATCAGCAAAAAAGAAAATTGGGATTTTATAGAAATTTACTATGATTACGGTATATCTGGATTATCCTGCAAAAAGCGCGACGGTTTTAACAGAATGGTTGACGATGCCCTTGCCGGAAAGATAGATTTGGTAATCACTAAATCCCTTTCCAGATTTGCAAGGAATACTGTTGACACACTTTTAGTTCTTAGAAAGCTTACAGCTGCCGGAGTTGCGGTATATTTTGAAAAGGAAAACATAAACACCCTTGATTCTGACGGTGAATTTATGATTACTCTTTTAAGCAGTCTTGCACAGGAGGAGAGCCGCTCTATGTCGCGCAATATCACTTGGGGACACAGAAAAAGGTTTTCAGACGGAAAATACTCCGTGGCCTACTCCCACTTTCTGGGATACGACAGAGGAAAAGACGGAACTCCTGTTGTAAATCCTGAGGAAGCCAAAATCGTGAGACTTATTTACAGGCTTTATTTTTTAGGTGCCAACTTTGGCGGAATATGCGATTATTTAAACAAATGCAATATATTAACCCCCTGCGGAAATGACAGTTGGGATATATCCACTGTAAAGCGTATTCTTACAAATGAAAAATACAAGGGCGACGCACTGTTACAGAAGACTTATAAAGCACATTTTCTGGATAAACGTGCAAAAAAGAATAACGGAGCAGTTCCACAACACTATGTAAGTAATGGACACGAAGCTATAATTCCTCCTGAAATATTCGACCTTTTACAGGAAGAGATTGAGATGAGAAAAAATCTTTTGCCTGGCTGTAAAAGCAAAATCACCCTTAATAACAAAGTGATTTGCGGTCTGTGCGGAAGCTCGTATATGAGAAGTAAAAACTTTTGGCGTTGCCGAAATCTATATGACAGACAAAAGCACTGCCCCAACATAAAAAACGATTATCTTGAAAAGTCCTGCGCCGCTGTTTTGAAAAAAGAGTTCAGTCAGCGTGTAAGTGTTATTGAAACCTGCGGCGCTCTATTGTCAGAAATAAGGCCGGAAATGGCCAAAAGAGAGTGTATAAACAAATTTTCGATTACGTTAAAAATACAGACTCACTTTATTATGACGATTGGCTATGGAGAACTGCAATAAAAAATATAACTGTGACAGAAAATAAGGATTTAATATTTACTTTTACAGATAGTCATAAAATTGTTCTAAATAATCAGATATATCGCTGAACATTTTTTCGATTTTTTTCAAAAAAGTATTTACAAATGCGAAAAAACATTCTATAATTATATTATAAACATTTGTTCGCGACATTCACGACAATAATATCAATTAGGAATTGCTTTGATTTTTAGAGCTTTTCTCCTGTTGATTTTATAATATATAAAGGAAAGAGGTTTTTTGCATGAAACAAAAAATGAAGTGTCCGCTCTGTAACAAGCGTGCCTTTGACATTTCTTCTTTGCCAAAGGAAGAATTGAAAATTGAACTGAAATGACTCACTGTCACAACCTTGTGGTTGTCCCATGCAATGCCCAGTCGGCGTTGCCGGAACGAAAGAACGAAATACGTTCAAAAGTCTCATAACAATTAAATCACATAAGAACATAAGAACATAAAAAAATAAAACATACCGAGCAACGGAGCCGAGTGTGAGCTACCAAATGGCCGGATGATTTACGAAACGCAAGTTTTGTAGTCATCCGGCTTTTTGTGTTTCGCAAACGACTCTGTTTTTATTTTTGGCGGTTCATCTTGGCTCCTGAAAGGAGCTAAGCATGAAGATAGAATACAAATTTATAGATGAAGTTGTAACCATTGATATTGAAGAATACTGGGGAGAAATTATTTTAGACCTGGACAGACTTGAATACAACGTAAACCACAAGGAAACTCGCAGACATACCTCTCTGGACAGCTACTTATACGAGGGAAAGGATTTTGCCTGTGAGGATAAGGAGCTTTACAAGCTTTTTGAAGAGGATCAGGAGAAAAAACTGCATATTGCTATCTCAAAACTGAAACCAAAGCAACAGGAACTTATCAAATCCGTGTTCTTTAAAAATATCAGCCTTACCGACTATGCAAAAAATGAGGGCGTCACTGTTTCCGCTGTTTCTCAGAGATTGAGCACTGCTTTAAAAAAATTAAAAAAAATTTTCTGAATCCTTAAAAAAGCCTTTTCCAGTGGCTATATAGTGAAGGACTTAAAAATCCCCTTCAGAAAGGATTGAATATATGAAACACAGCTTAAATATAAGCCTTTCAAAATCACAAAAAGGCAATAATGTTCTGCGATGCAAAAATGTCCTTATAAGAGAAAAGCTTTTAACTCTTATATTAGGCAGATTGCAAGGGGTAACAATTATCGTTCCCGGGAACACAGTCAACAAAATTGCCATATCAGAAAACAACGGTGGTGATTAAATGGATGAAAACTTTTCTTTGATTATGCCCATAAAGGTAAAACCCTATGAACATCAATTCAACGCTTTCAAGTTTGCCTGTGAAAAATTCGGATTGCTTCCCGGAAGCTCCCGAAGCAGAGGAGTTGCACTGCTTATGGAGATGGGAACCGGAAAAACTCTCACAAGCATAGGAATTGCGGGAGCATTGTATTTGTCCGGAAAGATAAAGAAAGTTCTGGTTGTATCGCCATTATCAATAGTGTGTGTTTGGGAACAGGAGTTTCAAAGGTTTGCAGACTTCCCCTACACCGTAACTGTTCTTAAAGGAACTAAAGAGGATAAGATAAAAGCTTTGAATGATATAGACAGCAATGCACTTCAGGTGGTTATCGTAAATTATGAAAGCGCATGGCGAATTGAAAAAGAGCTTTTAAGCTTTAATCCAGACCTTATTATTGCCGATGAGGGCCACAAGCTCAAGGAAGCGAGAACTTCCCAGTCAAAAGCCATGCATCATCTCGGTAACAAAGCCGGTTATAAGCTTCTGCTTACCGGCACTGTTATAACAAACCGTGAGCTTGATGTCTTTTCCCAATACAAATTTTTAGACCCTAACATATTCGGCGACAGCTTCTACGCTTTCAGGAACAAATATTTTGACATGGTGGGTTACGGCAATCATATACCGAGATTTAAAAATTCTATGACAAATGATTTTCTTATGAAAATGCACTCGGAAGCATTCAGAGTTACAAAGGATGAATGTCTCGACCTTCCGAAAATAACCGAGGAGGTTCGCTATGTGGAGCTTGAGCCTATTGCAATGAAATTATACAAAAATATCGAAAAGGACAGCTATACCCAGATTTCTCAGTCTGAAGTTTCCGCTGTGAATATTCTCACTAAGCTTTTAAGGCTCTCTCAGGTTACCGGAGGACATCTCACCGATGACGAAGGCAAAATATTTATGGTGAGTAAGGCAAAGCTCGACGCCCTTTCAGATATTATCGAAAGAGCAAAAAGCGAGGACAAAAAAATAATTGTTATGGCAAGGTTTGTCACCGAGCTTAATGACATAGAAAAACTGCTTCAAAGAAAAAACATAAAATATTCCGCTGTTCGTGGCGGTACAAAAAACCGCTGTGAGGAAATCAGGCGTTTTCAGGAAGATAAGGACTGTTCTGTATTTTTAGGTCAGATTGCCGCAGCAGGTCTTGGAATCACACTCACTGCCGCATCAACAATGGTTTTCTACTCTCTTGACTACAGCATGAGCAATTTTGAGCAGGCAAAGGCGAGAATCCACAGGGTATCTCAAAAGGAGAACTGTCACTATATTTACCTTATTGCCAAAAACACAGTGGATAAGAAAATCCTCTATTCCCTGCGCCACAAGGTTGACCTTGCCAAAACATTGGTTGACGACTACCGAAAGGGAATCAACCCATTTCAATAACTTTCAGTAAAGGAAACATTACATATGGAAAATAAAATGCTTACACTTGCAGACAATCTCAAATCACTTCGTGATGAAAAGAAACAGCTTGAGGACAAGCTTAAAAATATCAACTCACAAATAGATGAAACGGACTACAGACTTGCCATAGCTATGGCTGAATCTGAAACACAAAACTTCACCCACAGCGGAACTATGTTCTGTCTTACCACAAAAATGAGGGTTTCACCCCTTGTCGAACAAAAGAGCTATCTGTTTGAAGAGCTCAAAAATAAAGGATATGGCGATTTAATTTATGAAACCGTAAATTCAAACTCACTTTCTGCCTTTGTAAAGGAACAGATGGCGGAAAACAACGACACTCTCCCCAACTGGCTTATAGGCTTGGTGAGAGTATTTGAAAAAACTACAGTTACCGTAAGAAAAACATCAAAGTAAAGAAAGGAAAAAAGACTATGAATAACACGAATGAAATAAGCAAAACAAACAACAGCGGATTTCTTGCAGTAAAGGACTTTAATCTCAACAACATGGTTTCTCAGGAAATGGAAGGTCTTAATGTTTCCTTTGAAAGAATAAAAATCCCCTCCGGAGGAACAACAATGTTTGAAATTCCAGGCGACAACCCCGACGAACCAGAAAATGTTAAGGAGTTTTCCGCCGTTATTCTCTATCATCACCCCTTGTACTCCTATTATAAGGACAAATACACAGGCGGCAGCAATCCTCCCGATTGCAGCAGTACCGACGGTATGTTCGGTAACGGTGTTCCGGGAGGCAAATGCTCGGAATGTCCCTACAATCAGTTCGGCTCGGGAGAAAACGGCTCAAAAGCATGTAAAAACAGACGCAGACTTTATATTCTCCGTGAGGGAGAAATATTTCCTATGATTTTATCGCTTCCCACAAGCTCTCTTAATGATTTTAGCCGCTATCTTATGCGACAGCTTTCAAAGGGCAACAAGTCAAACATGATTGTAACACGTTTTTCCCTGAAAAAAGCCGTAAACAACAGCGGAATTTCCTATTCACAGGCACAATTCTCTCTTGAGCGCAAGCTTACCCCTGAGGAATATACATTTATATCAGCCATGAGCGAGCAGGTAAAGGAATTTAAAAACAATGTAAGCTATGAAGCAGAGGACAACCTATCAATCACAGTTGACCCGGAAACCGGCGAGGTTATTGGAACATAAACCTATAAAAATGTGCGGGGAGCTTTCTCTCCGCACAATACCGCTTTTTTATAAAATCTTTAATTTTAGGAGGTATTCGAACATATGCACTCAAACTATAAAAACGTCACTGACCTGTCTACAGTATATAAATACATTAAAAATTCCGAAATAGTCGCCTTTGACTATGAAACTGCACCCGATGAAGAGTACCGACAGGAGGAAAAAGCCGCTCTTGACCCTCACAAGGCGCATATTGTGGGCTGTTCTTTTTCCGTTTTACAGGGTACAGGAATATATGTTCCCATAGCCCACAAAACCGGACAAAACGCAGATAAAGATGAGTTTTTTGTGTTTTTAAGGGATTTTCTCACCGATGAAGGAATTATAAAGGTTGCGCACAATCTAAGTTTCGAATCTCAAATGTCATATGCCATGGGAATTGTTATAAAACCTCCGGTATATGACACAATGTCAGCCGCCCAGATGACTTTAAAAAATTCCTATGAGTTTAGAGGATTACGTGAGTGCGGCCTGAAAAAGCTGGCAAATGAAATATGTTCGGAACCTCTTCCCTCTTTTGACACTGTCACAAAGGAACGCAGAACCATAGCCAAAAATGTAAACTTCGGAACCTTTTACGGGCTTTTCCCTAAAGGACTGCAAAAGACTTTAAAATTTAAAGCCGGCATCGAAAAAACTGAACAGGAATGCAGAGATATTATAGAAAATTTAAAAAGCGGCTACAGAGGTCTTTCCACATGGCAGGCAAACACAATAGCGGAAGCCTACCGCACCACATACAGTGAAACATATCTGGGCAGGCGCAGATATCTTCCCGGCATAAGAAGCGATAATTTCAGCGTGAAGTCCTTTGCCCAGCGTTGTGCTTTAAACACACCGATACAGGGAACCGCCGCGGATATTTTGAAATTATCAGTAGGACGAATACTAATGGGACTTGATAAGCGACCGTGGCTAAAACCCATTTTACAGATACATGACGAACTTACCTTTATAGTTCCCGAGGACAAGCTCAAAGAAGCTGTGATATTTATAAAAGGATGTATGGAAGCAAAGCCATTTGAAGAATTTAATCTCCCCCTTATAGCCGAAGCCTCGGCAGGTAAAACTTTTGGAACTATGGAAGAATTGGAGGATATATAGATGTACAGAAATCAGGAAGGCTATGCAGACCCAACTGCAGGAAACGCCATAGAAAACGTATTAAAGGAACAAGAAAAAAATAAATTTATGGGGAAAAATCAGGAAATCCTGTCAAGACCCAAGATATACATAATTTCAAACCACAGCGGAAGCAAAACAGAAAATATTTCCATGGCAATTAAGTGCTGTCAATACGCTATAGCTAAAGGAAAAATTCCTGTTGCCCCTCACCTGCTCTACCCACGAATATTAAACGACGGAGATCCGGAGGAAAGAAAACTCGGTATCATATTCGGTGTTTCTCTTATGGATTTCTGCAATGAGGTGTGGTTTTTCGGGAATAATCTTTCCTCTTCCGCAAAGACACAGCTTCAGGAAGCCAAATTAAGAGGAAAACCAATAAGATATTTTGAATGGAGGTGATTTTATGGATGTAGCGCCACAGGATATTTTAATGTCTTTGTTTAATCCCGAGGACACTGTATGCTTTAGAATCTTTGACGACAAAAAGCGAGGTATCTTTAAAGGAGCAAAGCTTAAAATTCAGGCCGGAAAGTTTTCCTCCATAGAGAACACCTTAAAACAGCACAACAAGGAAAGCCGAGGTATTTTCTTTGTTGTGAACTTCGGCGGAGATTACGACGAAAACATAACAAGGATTAACGCCCAGTTCGTAGAGATGGACGATATGTCATTTGAAGAACAGCAAAAAGCCGTAGACAGCTTTCTCCTGCCTCCCTCATTGGTTATAAAGACACGAAAATCACTTCATGTAAACTGGTTTATGAAAAATGCAACTGTAGAGAAATTTCGTTCGATTCAGCAGCAGCTTATAAAGCACTTTCACGGCGACCCGGTCTGTGTAAATGAGAGCCGTGTAATGCGTTTGCCCGGATTTTATCACTGTAAACAGGAGCCTGTTATGGTTACCTGTATCTCATTTCATCCTGAAAGAAAATACACACAGGAGCAGTTGTCACAGGTTTTGCCCCCGGTTGAGGAAAAGCCTATTGCGAGGAATGTGGCTTAAAGCCCTATTCACATCGAATGTTTGTTCAGCAGCTTATAAACAGCAACGACCACATAGAACGCAATGTGGACAAGCTGGGAAAACGAAGAATTTTGACGGGTATTAAGCTTGACGACAGACCGCAATAACTGCCAAAACGCAAAAGACACTTTGACAGAAAAAATCCTATTTCTTTATATATTACTTTCTATATACACTTTTTAAATTTTAACTTTTGTTTTTGTAAAAATACATTTTTATCTGTAAAAGTGTAAATTAAAAGCTTTTATCAGGAGGTTTTTAATGATGAATGAATCTGACATAACAAAAAGCATTTTAAAATATCTTAAAACTCTCCCCCGCTGTTTTTTCTGGAAAGAACACGGCGGGATTTACGGAACTTCCGGTATTCCTGACATTATAGTCTGTATTGACGGCAGGTTTATCGCTTTGGAAGTTAAAACGCAAAAGGGTAAAACCACACCCTTACAGAATGTCGCAATAAGAAAAATCCGCAACAGCGGAGGTTTTGCCTTCGTGGTTCGTTCTGTGGAAGAGGCAAAAAACGCAATAGACAGCTCAACGGGAGGTAAAAATGACAGCTAAAGAATATTTATCACAAGCCAGATTTCTTGACAGTCAAATAAATTCCAAAATACAGCAGGTTTCCGCCCTCAACGACCTTGCAGTGAGCGCAACTTCCGTACTAACCGGTATGCCCCACAGTCCCAATAAAGCCACATCAAAAATGGCGGGTGCTGTTGAAAAAATAATAGATTTACAGGAGGAAATTAACCAGGACATAGACAAACTTGTAGATCTTAAAAAAGAGATTTCCGCAACCATTAAATCCGTACCAAGTGCCGAATTACAGACACTTTTAGAAAAGCGTTATCTATGCTTTCAGACCTGGGAAAAAATAGCAGTGGATATGGGATACAGTATTCAGCACATTTACAGGATGAACGATACCGCTTTGAAAGAAATCACACTGGTTCTGCAACATGAGAGTAAATGTGATTGAATGAGAGTACATACACATGCTATTATTATAATGGAAAAATGAAGAAAGCCTTGTAGGAGAAATCCTGCGAGGCTTTTTTGTATCCTAAGGAGGTGACACAGTGCCCAGAAAACCAAAACGTCCCTGCCGCATGAACGGCTGTCCCAATCTTGCCGAGGACGGCGAGCTTTACTGCCATATACACAAAGGAACAGACATGCATGAGTACAACCATTATCGCCGTGACCTGGAAGCAAATAAACGCTACGGCAGAGCATGGAAACGAATACGTGACAGATACATAAGTGAACATCCGCTGTGCGAGGATTGCCTGAGCCGTGGCATATACCGGCCGGCTGAGGAAGTTCATCACAAGTTACCCCTTGCTGACGGAGGAACACACGAGAAAAATAATCTTGTTTCTCTCTGCCGTTCCTGTCACATGAAAGCACACGGCGTTCTCGGAACACGAACTCCCCACAACCGCTAAAGGAAGGGGTATAATAATCTCTACAACTTTTTCTATCGGTCAGCGGCCTGGGGTCTTGTGTTCAAAAAAGTCAAATTCAAAAGGGTAATTAAAAGCCGCCACATTGCTGTGACGGTTAAGTAATTTATTTATTCCATTCCATAATAAACTCTTTTTCATTGGTAATGTCATCCACATTCTCTGAGACAATTTGAAATTGCTCACGCTTATAAAAACGCACCGCTTTAGTGTTCTTTTGATAGACGCTTAAACTTATGTTCGATTTGACGTTTTTTACGTAGTTTAATAACTTTTTTCCTATTCCCTTTGACTGTTTATCTTCCTTAACGAAAATACCTGCGATATAATTATCCGTCAATCCGATAAAGCCATCAATGAAACCTGCGGTGTCATCCTCATGTACATATATTTCTGCGTCAGGCAAAATTTCTTTTACTATCTCATAGTTATTTTCCCAGTATTCCTTTGGAATAAAGTCATGCGCTTTAATATTCGTATCAAGCCATATCTGCATAACGGCTGACAAATCATTTTTCTTAAATTGTCTTATCATAAAATATCTCCATGAATATAGATTTTCTAACTTAATTATACATCTTTATTTTCAAATTAACAACGAGGACGGTGAGAAAGTGCCTACTAAATCCAACAACACCGGCGGACGGGGCGGTGCAAGACCTGGAGCCGGCCGCAAGAAAAAATCTCTTGCAGAAAAAATTGAAAATGGTAATACTGGCGGAAAGAAGCTAAAAATCCTTGATATTCCGGACGTGAGCGGTGTTGAAATGCCAAAGCCTCATTATTTCTTTCTTGTCGGCTTTACATTGTCTGCCGGATTTAAAGAACCGTCTATTTCTCCGTGTTCCTGTTCATAAGCTTTTATGTTTTCTCTAATCAATACAAGTATATGACTGTTTACGGAACGTCCTTCATAATCTGCCACGAAGCCCAGCTTTTCCAGCATTTCTTCCTCTATACGTATTGATACACTTTTTATAGCCATACAACTGCCTCCATATAGATATATTATATGTTTATTTTATAGCTATCATGTGTTATAATATGTTTTTAGATATACTGTATATCTATTATTTTTTAGGAGTGATTACATGAAAGTCGCAGTTGTTGGTTCAAGAAATCTTTATGTCAATGATTTAGGAAAATATCTCCCCGAAAATGTTACTGAAATAATTTCCGGCGGCGCTAAAGGCGTTGATACTTACGCAAGGGAATACGCTATGTACAATAACATAAAGCTTACTGAGTTTTTGCCGGAGTACAGCAAATACGGACGCTCCGCTCCCCTCAAGCGAAACATAACCATAATCGAAAACGCAGATTTGGTTCTTGCCTTTTGGGACGGAAGCTCCCGAGGAACAAAGTATGTTATAGATCAATGCAGAAAGCGAAATATTCCCATAAAAGTTTTTAAACCCATTTGTCCATAACGGAGAATTTTCCGTCTGCCCTTGATTTTTGCCTTTCTTAGAGTGATATATGTTACTACCAATCAGGAAAGGTGGTATTTAAAATGGAAAAAGCCATTGATGATTTTATTGTTTCCAGAATAAATTATCACGGCAGCAACGAAAGCGATTACCTTAAAGAAGCCTATCTAAGCTTTAGTGATGCGGTTCAAAAGCTCAGGGATACGCTGACACCGGAACAGGAAATTTTTTTCAGAAAATGTGAAAACGCATACGGTGTTCTTGACGGAGAAACAATCCATTTTTATTATCAGGCGTGTTTTCAGACGCAATATGTTTTTTAAAAAGCTGGCTCAGATAAAAATAAACGTGTGTCTGTAATGTCAAAAATACACAAATACAGACACACAACATCGTGTACTATATTATCGGTAAAACACTGGATATAGTACGCTTTTAGAGTTAATATGTGTGTACCAAAAGAAAGACGGAGGACACAGAAATGAACGAAAAGCTTATGAACCAGGTTAACGAAATGAAAAAACAGACCATCGGCGTTGAAATAGAGATGAACAACATCACAAGAGAAAAAGCCGCAAAGATTGCCGCCGAATTCTTCAACACAAACAGATACAAGGACACAGCAAGAAGAAACGGTTACCAGACATTTTCAGCCTGGGACAGACAAGGCAGAGAATGGAAGTTCCAAAAGGATGTAAGCATTGCAGGTCCTAACGATGAAAAATGCGAGCTTGTGACACCTATTCTCAACTATGAGGACATAGAAACACTGCAGGAGCTTGTAAGACTTCTTCGCAGAGCCGGAGCAAAAAGCGACGCCACAAGAGGCTGCGGAGTTCACATTCACATTGGAGCAAAGGGACACACGCCGAAAACTCTGAGAAACCTTGCAAACATTATGGCAAGCCATGAAAGCCTGCTGGCGGAAGCATTGCAAATTGACAAAGGCAGAATGAACCGCTACTGCAAAATGGTAAACCCTGAATTTTTGCAGGAAATAAACTTTCAAAAACCTAATACTATGGCTGAGCTTGCAGACATTTGGTACGGAAGCCACGGAGCAAACTTACGCAGGGATCACCACTACAACGACAGCCGCTACCATATGCTTAACCTCCACGCAACCTTTACAAAGGGAACAGTTGAATTCAGACTTTTCCAATTCGACGCACCGGAAAACGGCAGACAAAACGGACTTCACTCAGGACAGCTTAAAAGCTACATTCAGCTTTGCCTGGCATTGAGCCAAATGGCAAAAACAGTGAGAACTGCAAGTCCAAAGCCACAGCAAAATGAAAATCCAAAGTACGCAATGAGAACATGGCTTTTAAGACTTGGATTTATCGGTGAGGAATTTGCCACTGCCAGAGATATTCTCACAAGAAAGCTTTCCGGAGATTCAGCCTTCAGAAACGGCAGAGTTGCCTAAACACAATAAAAATCACCCAGACCGCTTCGGCGGTCTTAAGGTGGTGATAAAATTTTGAAAGGACTGAATATTATGGAAAAACGTTACTACGGAGCATACGGAAGCAATCTCAATATCAGACAGATGAAAATGCGCTGTCCACAGGCGAGAATTGTCGGAACATCGGTACTTGAGGACAATCAGCTTTTGTTCAAAGGCAGTAAAACCGGTCATTATTTAACAGTTGAGCCTAAAGAAAACTGCAAGGTTCCAATCGCTGTTTGGGAAGTGACACAGGCTGACGAGCTTTCCCTGGATAGATACGAGGGCTTCCCTATCTTTTACTATAAAAAAGAAATTGTACTTCCGGTCAAGGGAATAAAAACCGGAAAGGTGCGAAATATAAAGGTTTTCCTTTATATTATGCACGAGGACAGACCCATTGGAAAGCCATCATCCTTGTATCTTAGAACCTGCCTTGAGGGTTACAGAGACTTCAGATTTGACAATAAACCACTGATAAACGCTTACTTAAACTGCGGAGGTAACATATGAAAAATGAAAGCCACGAAACAAACATTTGCCCCTGCTGTGGAAAGGCATACACAGCCCGCCCCGCCCTTTCGAGAAAAAACGGTAAAACACTTATTTGTCCGGACTGCGGTATAAAAGAAGCGCTATCAGGTCTTGGAATAAGTTTAGAGGAATAGGAAAAGATTTTGGAAGTGATTCACAGGAACAGTTATTGAAACAACACTGCTGCTATGATATTATTTTATAAGAAATATCTGACTGAAAGGGTGATTGTTTGCTGTTTCATAAATTTAAGACTCAGGAAGAACGCAGAAAATTCGGCGGTTCGGATTTTATAGAGTTTCAATATTGTCTATTACCTCAAAACACGACCACCGAACAAATATTTACAACAGGTGCAATACAGCACTGGAAAAACGATTCTCTGTATATTTACGGAGATGATTTAGAAATATTTTTCACTCATTACTGGGAAATCATTACCGACGGCCTTTATGCAAATCTAAACCAAGGCTCCATTGACCCGGTCGGTATCAATTTTTATACTCAAGAACAGATAAATCACTTTATACAGCTAATAGAAATAAAAAAGCCGTTAGAATATCAAACCTTGCTCGACTGGTTAAATAACGGGAAACATTATATAGGTTTCTATATTTTAGGAGAATAACAAATATTAAGAAAGCGTCTGGAGGCAGGCACTTTCTTGTAAAATGCAAAGTTTACTTGACGACAAATGCAAAGTTTGCTATACTTAAAATGCAAAGTTTACTTGTCATAAAGGTGGGATTTTTTGAAAACAAAAATAAAAGAACTGAGAAAAGAACGAAAATTATCCCAAGAAGAACTGGCGTTAGCTGTCGGTACCACAAGACAAACCATTACATCTATAGAAACCGGAAAATATATCGCTTCCCTGCCTCTTGCATATAAGATAGCCCATTATTTTGGTCTGACAATAGAAGAAGTTTTTGATTTGTCTGAATATTCTTAATGAAAGGATTTTTAAAATGGAAAAGTACAAAAAGACTCTAACTAAAAGAATTTATGCGTTAACCTTGGTTGTACTTATTGCTGTTGCTTTGGGAGTATTTGACGCATTCTTTGCCACTGCCGAAATAAAATCCAGCGTGATTTTCAGCTTTCAATGCGGTCTGACATCTGCCTGTGGGCTGATTGCACTTGCTTTTATTGCCCGCTATAAAAGAGCCTTGTCAGATGAAAAAAACATTAAACTGCTTTTCAACAAAGAAAACGACGAGCGAATGAAAGCAATCAAATACAAAGCGGGAATACCCATGCTTTTGGTAACCTCTGTTTTAATGATTATATCGGCTGTTATCATTGGATATTTTAATGTTACCGCTTTTTATACCCTGATTGCCGCTTCCCTTTGTCAGTTGGTTTTATCCTGTATAGTTAAATTCGTGTACATAAAGCGAAGCTGATTGGAAAGGAGCATTTATCTATGAACAAAAAGCTTTTAAAGGACTATCTTGTAATCACTTTTGCAATAACCGTTTTGTTTTGGGGAGGAGCGGCTGTTTTGAGTCAGCTTTTAAATATGACCGTCTATGACCTTCCCATAAGAGTTATGCATTTTATCGGAGGTTTTTCTCCTACAATCGCTTCCTATATTTCTCTTAAAAGAAACGGACATGTGAGCAGCTTTTTTCATTGGCTTAAAAAGGTTTTCGACTTCAAACACTCGCTTTTATCCTACGGGCTTGTTTTGCTTTTTGTCCTGATTTATTATCTGCTGGGTTGCGCCATAAACGGGTTCTCTATTGGTTCTCCTGTTTACATGCTTATTGTAATTATCCCTCTTATGCTTTTCAGCGGCGGAAACGAGGAAGCAGGCTGGCGAATGATTTTACAGCCGGAGCTTGAAAAAAGCTTTAACTTCAACATTGCCACTATAATCACCGCAGTAATATGGTGGATATGGCACTTGCCGATTTTTTTCATAAACGGAACAGCCAACTCAAATATGAATTATTTTCTGTTCGGTATAATGTGCCTGACGCTTTCCTATGCTTTGGCAACCATAAGAAAGATTTCAAAAGGAACATTCCCCTGTATACTGACACACTGTTTAATAAACGGTGTGTCTGGTGTGATTATTTTTCAGTTCAGCGCTTTAAGCTGTGTGGTGACCTTGATTGTCACTATAATAGTTTCATTGGCTATACTTGCATTGGAGGAATCAGGCTCAAAATCCAAATATTAAACATCTCATACATTGATAAAATACCAAAAACAAACTTAAATTAAAACGTACAGCGTCTGGAAACAGGCGCTTTTTTCGTATCTATTCTTAGGAGGTGACATTTATCAGAAAGCTTAAAAAGTACAAGCCCACTTCATTTATGGCTGAGGGATCCCGGTATAACAAGAACTTAGCCGATTATGCCGTTGGGTTTATTCAGTGTCTTTGCCACACAAAAGGTACTTGGGCGAGAACTCCCTTTGAACTTATCGACTGGCAGGAACAGATTATCCGTGACATTTTTGGAATTGTCAAAAAGAACGGATACCGGCAGTTTAACACGGCTTACATAGAAATTCCAAAAAAGCAGGGAAAATCTGAGCTTGCGGCGGCTGTGGCGTTGCTTCTCACCTGTGGAGACGGTGAGGAGCGTGCCGAGGTGTACGGCTGTGCCGCCGACCGTCAACAGGCTTCCATTGTCTTTAATGTGGCGGCGGACATGGTGAGGATGTGTCCGGCTCTTTCCAAAAGGGTTAAAATTTTGGATTCTCAGAAAAAGCTTATCTATCAACCCACCGGAAGCATATATCAGGTCTTATCCGCTGATGTGGGAAACAAACACGGCTTTAACACCCACGGTGTGGTTTTTGACGAGCTTCACACACAGCCAAACAGAAAGCTTTTCGATGTTATGACAAAAGGTTCAGGCGATGCCCGAATGCAGCCTTTATACTTTCTAATAACAACAGCCGGCAATGATACAAAGTCAATTTGCTACGAGATACACCAAAAAGCCAAAGATATTATTGACGGAAGAAAGATTGACCATACCTTTTACCCTGTTATTTACGGAGCTGAGGAAAGCGACGACTGGACGGACCCTAAGGTGTGGAAAAAAGCTAACCCCTCTCTCGGAATAACCGTTTCAATAGACAAGGTAAAGGACGCCTGCGAATCTGCAAAGCAAAACCCCGGTGAGGAAAACTCCTTCCGTCAGCTAAGGCTAAATCAATGGGTAAAACAGTCTGTTCGCTGGATGCCTATGGAACGCTGGGACAGGTGTGCTTTTTCTGTTTCAGAAGAGGATTTAGAGGGGCGTGTGTGCTACGGCGGCCTTGACCTTTCATCGTCCACCGATATAACGGCCTTTGTTCTGGTTTTTCCTCCTGAATACGAGGGCGATAAATACGTGATTCTCCCCTACTTTTGGATACCCGAGGAAAACATGGATCTGCGTGTCCGCCGTGACCATGTTCCCTATGACCTATGGGAGCGGCAGGGATTTTTGCAGACCACCGAGGGAAATGTGGTACATTACGGTTACATCGAAAAGTTCATTGAGCGGTTGGGAGAACGGTTCAATATTAAAGAAATCGCCTTTGACCGCTGGGGGTGCTGTTCAGATGGTGCAGAACCTTGAGGGCATGGGATTTACTGTTGTTCCATTCGGTCAGGGATTTAAGGATATGTCGCCGCCTACCAAAGAGCTTATGAAATTAGTGTTAGAAGAAAAGATTGCCCATGGAGGACAACCGGTTCTTCGCTGGATGATGGATAACATTTTCATAAGAACAGACCCGGCGGGAAATATAAAACCCGACAAGGAAAAATCTTCGGAGAAAATTGACGGAGCCGTTGCGACCATTATGGCTTTGGACAGAGCAATAAGATGCGGCAATCAAAACACAGCCAGTGTTTACGACAGCCGTGGACTTTTATTCATTTAAAAAGGGTCACGCTAAAACGCAACCCTTTCGATAAAGCTTTTTACTTTTTCAGCTTCAAACCGTCTTTGAAGGCTTCCCCTACTCTCTCGGTAACTTTATAATAGCCGTGGGTATATGGGTCAAATGCAATGGCATTTACCAGTGACATATTGAGCTTATCACCATCCATAACGCTTTCATCCGCTGTGACTTTCAAAACCTTTCCTATTACGCCGCAGCCGTATTCATCACCCTGATATTCAATGAATTTACATTCAAGACACAAAGGGAATTCATTGATTACCGGAGCATCTACAACCTCGGACTTTGACGCTGTCATTCCGCTTTTTGCAAACTTATCGGCTACTCTGTTGCCGGATTCAACACCGAAATAGTCCGCTTCCACAACGTGAGAGGCATCGGCGATACTCACTGTAAAACCGCCTCTGGCCTTGATATTCTTTACTGTCTTGTGTGATTCGGACAAATTCAACGCAACAATATCACGGGCCTGCATAGTTCCCCATGCGGCGTTCATAACATTCACGCTGCCGTCCTCGTTGTATGTGGCTATCATCAATACCGGCATCGGGAAAATTCCCTCAGTAATGTTAAGCTGTTTTCTCATTTTACTTACCTCTCTTTTCTTTTTAATTGACACAATCATCGTGTTCAATTATAATTATAGCAAGTAATGATAAAAATACAAGTACTGTCATTAAAGACAGTTGCTATACAAAAGGAAAGTGTAAAATGATAAAGAACTATATCGAAAACGCAAATTTTGAGGATACAGGGTTTAGCTATACAATGTCCATTATCTCCGGTAAGCACAAGATGGTAATTCTCTACTGTCTTATGGAATTTGAGGTAGTGCGCTTCAACGAGCTTAAACGCTATCTTAAAACAATCTCCGACAAAACCTTGAGCAGTAATCTAAAAGAGCTGGAAAAAGACCAGCTTATTGTGCGCAATGAATACCCTCAAATCCCGCCAAAGGTTGAATACTCACTCAGCGAGAGAGGTCGCTCTTTGATGAAAATTCTTGACCAGCTCTGTGTTTGGGGCGAAGAAAACAGAATATAAATATCAATTTTAAATACAACTCAAGTCTTCCATAAGCGGAAAATATTTAACTTCGCTTGCGGGAGATTTTTTTATTCCATTTTTAGAGAGGATGTAAATTATGAGCATATTTTCAGGCTTATTTAATTCCCGTGACAAGCCAAAAAATCAAACTGCCGGAAGCAGATATACATTCTATATGGGCGGTTCTTCATCGGGTAAAGCTGTTACAGAGCGTTCTGCAATGCAGATGACGGCTGTTTATTCCTGCGTCAGAATTTTATCGGAAGCAGTGGCAGGTCTTCCGCTTCACTTTTACCGATACACCGATGACGGCGGCAAAGAAAAAGCCATAGACCACCCGCTTTACAGTCTGCTCCATGATGAGCCAAATCCTGAGATGACATCTTTTGTATTTCGAGAAACCTTAATGACTCATCTTCTGCTCTGGGGCAACGCTTATGCGCAGATAATCCGAAACGGCAAGAATGAAATTATTGCATTGTATCCTCTTATGCCAAACAAAATGGATGTAAGCAGGGATAAAAGCGGACAGCTCTACTATACATACGTCACTCAACCGGAAGAAGCCCACACCATGAAAGGAACAGTTATCTACCTCACTCCCTCAGAGGTTCTGCACATTCCCGGTCTTGGGTTCGACGGGCTTGTGGGGTATTCCCCTATCGCTATGGCGAAAAACGCTATCGGCATGGCCATAGCCTGTGAGGAATATGGAGCTAAGTTTTTTGCAAACGGAGCCGCTCCCGGTGGTGTGTTGGAACATCCCGGCACTATCAAAGACCCACAGAGAGTACGTGAAAGCTGGCAGTCCACTTTTGGCGGAAGCGGCAACAGCAATAAGGTAGCTGTTCTGGAGGAAGGAATGAAATACACACCA